TTGAATCGTATCACTAAAGGTGGACTTCCGAGGAAAACCTTGAACATCATTCTTGCTGGTACAGGTGTGGGTAAGTCCCTTGCTATGTGTAGCTTTGCTTCGGCTAACCTGATTAAAGGTAAGAATGTACTCTATATTACTATGGAGATGGCAGAAGAGAAGATTGCTGAAAGGATTGACGCAAACTTGCTCGATACGAACATTCAAGATCTTGAATCGCTGCCACGCGACACCTATCAAAAGAAAGTTGACCGAGTCCGTCAAAAGACTGTTGGTAAACTTATCGTCAAAGAGTTCCCAACCGCTTCGGCTGGCTCTGGACATTTCCGTCATTTGTTGAACGAACTTCGTCTAAAGAAGAACTTCGTTCCAGATATTATTTACATCGATTATCTTAACATTTGTTGTTCGTCCAGAATTAAGTCTGGCGCCAATGTCAACAGCTACACTTACATTAAGGCTATCGCTGAAGAACTTCGCGGACTCGCCGTAGAATTTAATGTACCAGTTGTATCTGCGACCCAAACTACGCGAGGTGGATACAGCAACACCGACGTAGGCTTGGAAGACACTTCAGAGTCTTTTGGTTTGCCAGCGACCGCTGACTTGATGTTCGCTTTGATTTCATCCGAGCAACTAGAGTCCCTTGGTCAATTAATGATTAAGCAGTTGAAGAATCGTTATAATGACCCTACATTCCATAAACGATTTGTTGTTGGTGTTGACCGCGCAAAGATGCGCCTGTATGATGTTGAACAATCAGCGCAATCTCTAAGCAACGAAGAAGATAAACCTGCGTTCGATAATAGTGAGTTCGGAACAAGAATGAAAACTAGCGAAAACAGAGGAAAATTCAAGGAACTTCAGTTCTAATGTAAGTCCTTGATTTATAAGGGTTTTCAACCCACTGATTTTCCTAGCTATTTTAAGACCCTTGCAAGTCGTTGATTTGTAAGGGTTTTATTGTTTTATTCAGTGTGCGTTTCGCGGTATAATAGTTGTATCTGAAAGGAGTATCGCTTATGTCCGAACAATCGTTTTACGAATACAACTCATCCAAAGAATATCTCGCGCGTCTAATTGCGACCGAGAATATCAACATTGTCCGCTCGCCCGATTTCGCTACTGCGTCTTTCGATCCGAAGACGCGCACGATGTATATGCCAATCTGGAAAACCAGCGAGGAAGTTTATGACCTGCTGACTATTCACGAGATGGCGCATGCGCTCTATACTCCAGCTGATGGCTGGCACACTGCGGTTGTTAATGACCCGAACCTTAAAGGCTATCTCAATATCATCGAAGATGCTCGCATTGAGAAAACTATCAAGCGTCGTTTCGCTGGCGCATCTAACACTTTCCGCGAGGGTTATGGTCGCCTGAACCAAGACGACTTCTTCGGCATAAAGAAACACAACGTCGATGTCAATACTGCTTCGCTTATTGACCGCATCAATATCTACTACAAACTTGGCTCGCTCGTGCACGTTCCGTTCAACGACGAAGAGCGCGACTGGCTATTCAAAATCGACCAAGCTGAAACTTGGGAAGATGTTGAACGCATTGCTCGTGAACTGTACGCATACGCTAAGGAACAGGCTCAGACCAACGAAACTGAAATGCTGATGCAGGAAGTTTCTGGTGGTGCTAAAGAAAGCAAAGGCAGTGGTGACGGAATTGAGTCAGAAGACGAAGATACGAACGAAGCTACTGGTAAAGATGCATCAGTTGATGGTATCAGTTCTGTCACTGATAAAGAATACCGCGAACGCATGTTTAACCTTGAGAACAACGCAGCACAGAAAGGTAACAAAGATACCTTTATGAAAGTTGGTAATGTGAACCTGAAAGACTGGGTGATTCCTGCTAAACAATCGCATGCAGTTCTCAACCACGCATTTTCTAACCTTATTTCTGGCATCAACAATGCCACCAACGAAATGTTGGCTCAACAAACTGTCATCGTGAATACGATGGTGAAGGAATTTGAGTCCAAGAAACGCGCAACTTCGTATGCTCGCACTCAGTATTCTAAATCTGGTCGTCTTGATATGAAGAAACTTTCCAAGTATCAGTTGTCAGACGACATCTTCCGTCGCAACATTATCGAACACAAAGGTAAGAACCACTCGATGGTAATGATTGTTGACTGGTCTGGCTCTATGAGCAACCAGTTGATTGACACTGTCATTCAAACTATCAACCTCGCTATGTTCTGTCGCAAGGTTGGTATTCCGTTCTCGGTTCAGATCTTCGCTAATCGCATTCCTAGTTTCTCAACTGGTAAACCGCAAGAGCAAGAAGGCGACTATGGTGTACATAATAATGTGACTATGTTTGAGATGCTGTCTTCTGAATCTACTGCTTCTGAATTCAAACAACACGTCGCTAACTTCTATGCAATCTCTGTGTACGAGGGTGCCAACTACTGGGACAACGACATGCAAGTCAAATATAGTTGGCTTCCGCGCGACAGCGTTATTCGTGATGGTGACTTTAGTTGTTTCCATCTCAACGGTACTCCGCTGAATGCTGCGTTGTTTATCACCTCTGAGTATGTGAAGCAGTTCCGCGCCAAGCACAAATCTGAAGTCACCAACGTCATTGTTCTGACTGATGGTGAATCTGGTAGCAATCGCAATCTGTGGTGGGGTAGTTCGTATCACATCTTTGATCCAAAAACTGGTGTCACCTATCGAACTGCTCACGACCGCAACTGTGAAACGCATCTGGGTTTTGATTTGATTCGTGACCGCAATCATGGTCGTGTAAACATTATCGGTTATTACATCTCCGACACTCGCTCTGTCTTAAACACTGCGCGTCAGTGGAGCGGTGACTACTCCGCCAAACTCAAGAATGGGTTTGCTGTAATTCATAAAACCAAAACGTTCCGCGCTGACCGTTTCTTCCTCGTGTCTAACAAGAACATTGTTGTCAACGACGAATGGGATTTTGACTTTGATGATTATGTCGTCGGTGGTAAAGAGCAGGAATACGATCCGACTGCACCTGTTCCTCCGAAGAAACAAAAGATTATTAAGAACGAGGAAGCTATTGTAAAAGAAATCAAAAAATCTTTTGCTTCACATTCTCAATCTAAACGAGATAACCGCGTCATTCTGTCAAAATTCATTGATGACATCGCTGCTAAAATTGTATAAGGATAACCATGCGAATCACATCTTGTAAAGTACCAAAGAAACTAAAACCATACACTAGGAAAGCAGTCAAGTTTTTCGTAGACAATATTCCTTCTGATAAGAAGTTTACGTTCGGTCACGTTCATGTTGAGTTTGTATCAAGTAACACTCATGCGGAAGCGTGGTGCGATCCGCACATCCCAGACCACGGTACTAAACCAGAAGAGTTTAGCATTGAAGTAAACCAGAAGATGTTTAAGAAAGACTTGACTCCGCAACAATATACAGAAATCTTATTCCACGAATTGACTCATGCTTGGCAGTTCGCAACTGGCAAACTTGTAATCAAAAACTATCGTGTAGCAAAATACGGAAGAAAGGACTATGACCTGAAGGAGTTTGAGTATTTTCTTCAGCCATGGGAAGTTGAAGCATACGGATATCAATACTGTCTGAACCGCTTGTTCTGGGATATCTGACAGAGCCGCACCCTGCTAAGTCATTGATTTCATTAGAACTTTAAGTCATTGATTTTATTAGGATTTATTATGTTGTGTGTATTCGCCCATTTATTATTTTACACCAACACTGTTTCAGGTTATAATAGTTGTACGAATGAAAGAAACCACTACCACCAAGAAGGAATATATTATGCGTCCGAATCAAATTGAATTTATCGAATGTGCGAATCGCATGTTCCCAGGAGAAGCTGTCCTCTCTCGCAAACAACTCATCGAAGTTGAGAAAGAGTGCGGTCGTTCCTATGGATTTGTTGTTGTCAACAAATCTAATCGTGTCAGCAACGGTATGTATGCTCTTCCGAGTATGCACCTCGCTGTCAACAACTCTCAGCCTGTGAAAGTCAACATGACGAAACAACCCAAAGTCAAAGTGACTGCTCCTGTCGTTGAGAATATCGTTCACACTGAACGTCGTGTCGCTTCTAATACTTTTGACACCAACGTTCCTCAGAAGAACAAGAACTACGTCAAGTTCGGTCACTACGCTGACCTGAAACGTATCATTGACTCCAACATGTTCTATCCTGTCTTTATTACTGGTCAATCTGGTAATGGTAAGACCGCGATGGTCGAGCAAATCTGCGCCGAACTGAAGCGCGAAATGTATCGCGTCAACTTCACTCCGCTGACCGACGAGTCTGACCTGCTCGGCGACAAGACGCTGGTCGATGGCAACGTTATCTTCGAAGAGGGTGTTGTTATCACTGCTGCCAAACGTGGTGCCATCCTGTTGCTCGACGAAGTTGACTACGCAACCGCGCAAGGTTTTACTGCCCTGCAATCTATCCTCGAGGGTAAACCGTTCCTTAACAAGAAGACTGGTGAGATGGTGTATCCTGTTCCTGGATTCAACGTCATCGCTACTGCGAACACCAAAGGTAAAGGTTCGGAAGACGGTCGTTTCGTTGGTACTCAATTCCTGAACGAAGCATTCCTTGAGCGTTTCTCTATCACCATGGAGCAGGAATACCCGACCAAGAAAACTGAAGCCAACATCCTGACTCAAGAATTCCTTGACACCCTTGGTGACAAGCAAGAAGAGTTCGTCGGCTATCTGACCGACTGGGCTGAAACTATCCGTAAGACTTTCGATGACGGTGGTGCTAACGAAACCATGTCTACTCGTCGTCTGCTTCATATCGCTCGTGCGTATGTGATGTTCAAAGACCGACTGAAAGCTATCAAGCTGTGCGTTGCTCGCTTCGATACTGACACTCGTGACAGCTGGCTTGACCTTTACACCAAGATCGATCCGACCACCAGCAAGCGCAAGCCTGATGCGACTGAAGCCAAAGTTGAAACCGCAGAAGACGCTATTGCTTTCTAACTAAATAATTGGTAGTGGTACTTGAGCCATCTTCGGATGGCTCTCTTTTTTTGGAGAAATTATGATTGGCAAAGGAAACATCTCAGCAAAAGTTATTGCTGACTCTATCTCACCTGATGGCGTGAGACTCACCACATTTGAACTTGAGTATCCTCGGTTCATCCACGCTGAGTTTATGACACATCGTCTGTTCTCGCGCAATGCTGCATCGTCGCGCGCAATCCCAGTAAGTAAAATGATTGACTTGGTTGAATCAA